AGCTTCCTGCGCACGTCAAGCGCGCCTGTGGACAAGACCCGGTGGAGTTCCTGCGGAAGCTGAGCACCCGGGAAGGCGTTGCCGAGCTGGCCGAGGCCGGCCTTCCCATCCGCGCAGTAGAGCCCCCGGATCCGTTCCCGACCCCGCCCGCTTCGTTGGAGCCGGCGTCCCCGAAGGGGACGCCTCCGGCTGAGGCGGAGCCGAAGACCGCTGAGCCTCCGGCTGACCCCTCGCCCGTCTCGGAGTGAGATGTAGGGCGAAACCCCCATATCAGGTCACTTGATCCTGATATGGCTATGACATATGAGCTGCCCCGAGTACTTGATCTTCTGGGGTCAATCGACCCCAGACTTACCCGTCGGCTCTGACCCTAATTCCCTACGCCTTATTGGCCGGGGGTGAACAGTCTTCGAGGGGGGGCACATCTGCCCCCCCTGCTGTGACTACCACCCCTCCCCGATATAAATCCCACCCCCTTTTCTTCCGGGACGGTGTTGGGCGCCGTAGGCGACCGACTTGGCATATGCTTCGCGAGGGAGGTTCGCCTCCCGAGAGTGCGGGGCCCACAGGCCCCGCGTTACCCAGGAGTCGCGATGGAATGGTTGCTACCTCTGCTCCTGGAAGTTCTCTTCCTGGCCGTGATGGCCTACTTGGAGACACAATGAAGCGACGACGAATGAGCCGACGACAATCCAAACGAGCCTTCCGTAAGGGCTCGAAATACCACTCCAAGAACAAGCCGACGCTGATGCGCGGCGGTATCCGGTTCTAGTGGTGCATGGCTTGCTTCAATCCTCTCGTGGGCAAGCGCAATCCCTCCACCGGCAAAGTCATCCCCATCCGCGAGTACTCGGACTGGCCAGTCGAAATGCGATATGGCCTGGAGCAAGGCCACAATGGCCTCACCCGTGTGCGATGCCTCACTTGCTACGGATGCCGCATGGAGAAGGCGACTGAGCTGGCTGTGCGCTCGATGCACGAAACGCTCTATCACGTTCATGAGTCAGGGCCTGCGCGACTCGCGTATAAGGCCATGTTCCTGACGCTGACGTACAACGATGATCACCTGCCCCTCACGGGAGGCTGTCGGCGCAGTGCCGGCAAGGAGGGGCAGGTGTTCAAATACCGCGGCGGCGAGCTCCCGCTCGACCAGGTGGAGCACATCAACGGCTCCCCGCTGCACATGCGGGACTTCCAACTGTTCATGATGCGCCTGCGCCAGCAGCTCCCCGGGAAGATCCGGTACCTGCACTCTGGCGAGTACGGCGAGAAGAACTGGAGGCCGCACTTTCACGCCCTGATCTGGGGCGAGGACCTCCTCGAGGACCGGGTCCTGATCCGCTCCCCCTCCCGCTCACGGGATGCCCTGTTCACGTCCCCCAGCATCGAACGCGCTTGGACGTGTTCGAATTGTGACGAGAGCATGGGCTTCCACACGATCGGGTCGGTCTCGTTCGCATCGGCAGCCTATACATCGAGGTACGCCTTGAAGAAGGCTTTCGGTGATGCGGAATTGGAGAGGGTTCCGCACGTCGTAGATACGGCGACGGGCGAGGCCGTCCCGATCCAGCCGTACTCCACCTGGTCGACGAACCCGGGACTCGGCCGGCAGTACTTCGAGGACTACGTTGATCACCTTTACGATACGGATCGTGTCGTCCTTGATGGGCGACTATTCCGTGTACCTCGTTACTACGATTCACTTCTGAAGAAGCGCGACATGCCGCGCTTCGAATCCGTCATGGAAGAGCGAGCGAAGCGAGGCAAGGAATACGCGGACAAGGATCCGCGGGATGAGGTCGAAATCAATTACGTGCGGCAGACGATCGCGGCCGCTCGTGAGGCCTTCAGGGCCAATACTCGCGATCACCTCTAGGAGAAACAGTGGAAAGTGTGGAACCTCTCAGCGATTTGCACGAAGAACTCGAGGCGATGGCCGACGAGAACGGTTGGGTACGCCGGTGCTACCGCGTCAAAGACCTCCAGGCCGATTGCTTCATTGGGCCGATGACGATGGTCGATCAGCTGGGCCAGGCCCTTCGTGAGTTCGAGGCCCTGGTCAACAGCGAGAAGAATCAGATCAATCAATTCCCCGACGACTACGAACTGTGGTTCGTGGGATACAGCAACGAGAAGAGCGGCGTCATGGTAGGCGCCGCGCACGAGCCCATGCGCGTCGCGAAGGCGACGCAGTACATCCGACAGGAATAAACGATGCGAGAAATGAGGACCCATTCCGGCCACAACAGACAGAGTGAGCACCGGTTTTCGCAAACCCCCAACGTCGAAGGAGAGCGGTCGGTGCTGAACCGGTCCTCTTCGCTCTCCACGACATTCAACGAGTCTCTACTGGTTCCGGTCTACCTGGACGAAATCCTGCCGGGCGACACCATCACCATGCGGACGAAGACGTTCTGTCGTCTGGCAACTCCGCTGAAGCCGTTCATGGACAACGTGTATCTGACGGAGCATTGGTGGTTCGCTCCGATGCGCATCCTGTGGAAGCACGCGGAAAACTTCTTCGGCGAGCAGGACCAGCCCGACGACACAACCGAGTACACGATTCCGATTCTCGACCACAACGGCGCGCCGGATCAGGCGCCTTTCAATGGCCAGTGGTGGTCTCAGTCTCTCGGTGACTACCTGGGTATCCCGCCTGGCGTGGACGAGCCGCACCCGACCATCAACGCCCTGCCGTTCCGCATGTACCACAAGGTCTTCGGGGACTGGTACCGAGACCAAAACCTGGTCGACCGCCCTCCGGTAGGCGGCGACGGGACTCCTGCAACAGAACGCGGAGACGGCCCTGACGATCCGATGATCTATGCCTTCATGGGCATGCACGGGACGGAACTGCTTCACAGACGCGGCAAGCGTCATGACTACTTCTGCGCGGCCCTGCCCTGGAGCCAGAAAGGCGACGCCGTAGAGCTTCCTCTTGGCCAGAACGTTCCCGTGATCCCTGACTCGCAGGGCTACCCCGAATTCGAGGCCCCTGATGGTGAGGGCCCGATTCAGATCGAAGTGGCCACCCAGATCGCCGCGCCTGGCACGTTCAGCATGCAAGGCAACTGGACTGGCCCTGACACCGGGCTCCTGGACGTGGGCGATCGCTTCAATTGGCTGAACCCCGGCCTAGAGGCCGACATGGCCAACGCACTCTCGGCAACGGTCAACGAGCTGCGGACGGCCTTCGCCATCCAACGACTCTTCGAGCGAGACGCTCGAGGAGGCACCCGTTACGTGGAGATCCTGCGAAGCCACTTCCACATCACGAACCACCCGGACGCGCGACTCCAGCGCGCCGAGTTCATCTCTGGATCCGAGACACGGATCCATGTCAATCCCGTGGCTTCGACGTTCAATGATGCGTCGGCCGAGGAGTTCCTGGGCGATCTGGGCGCCTATGCCGTCGGCCACCACAGCGGCCGCGGCTGGTCACACTCCTTTGTGGAACACGGCTACCTGATGTGCATCGTTTCGGTGCGAGCGGACCAGACCTACCAGCAGGGTCTGCATAAGCTTTGGACTCGACAGGACAAGCTCGATTTCTATTGGCCCGCTCTCGCGCATTTGGGCGAACAACCCATAATCAATCGCGAGCTGTTCCTCACCGGTGTAGGCTCCGGCTCGGACGGAGAAGACGAAGACGTCTTCGGCTACATCCCTCGCTACGACGAATACCGCTACAAGCCCTCGCAACTGACGGGCCTCATGCGCAGCAATGTGTCGGCTGGCAACAGCAGCCTGGACGTGTGGAACCTGTCCTGGGACTTCGACAACCGGCCGTACCTGGACGACACCTTCATCAATGACCGCTCGGCGCTGGACCGAGCCGTCGCCGTCCAGGACGAACCCCGCTTTCTCTTCAATGCATTCTTCGAATGCCGACATGCCCGCGTGATGCCCGTTCACGGCACGCCGGGCTACATCGATCATTTCTAATGTGGGGCGCGATAGGCGGCGCCGCCGTAACAGGCGGCTTCAATGCCGGCATGCAAGGCTGGCAGCAAGACTTCGCCAAGGAGATGATGCAGAATCGTTACCAATGGATGGTGAAGGACATGAACAAGGCCGGCCTCAATCCGATCCTGGCAACAGGTATGAACCCGTCGACGGCTTCTACTTCAATGGCCTCCAGCGGAAGCGACATAGGCGAACTGGTTCAGAAGGGCCCGGTAGCTCGGGCCCAAACCGCGCAGGCCACAAACGCCGCGGAAGCGGCAAAAGCGCAAGCGGAGTTCTACCGCGAGCAAGCGCGCGTCCAGCGCGCCATGGGCGATGTGTACAACTCGCCCGAAGGTAAGGCCGCAATCCTGGAGAAACTGCGAACAGAAGGCACACGCTCCTGGGATCAGGAGCTGATCAAGCAAGGCAAGAAGGGCCTTGAATGGCTCATGCGCAATGACGCCAACGCGAAGGACTTGAAGTCCAGCCCTCCCATCGAAGTCACTCCCGACTGGAACAAGCGCGACCGTGAAGGTCGCTACAAGGACTAGACACCATGCCGTTTGGTACGCGTAGACCCCGACTCGAGAGAGGCCCTGAGCCGAAGGGCAAGAACATGAGCGACCAGGCCGCCAAGGCTCACACGGATGTCCGTGCAATCGTCGCTCGCTATACGGCCTCTGGCCGACTGGATCACTTGGCTGAAACGGAGCCGCGCTACGGCGACTTCTCGGCCCCTGTGGACCTCGAACAGGCAATGCGGATCACCCGAGACGCAGAACAACGCTTCAGAGAGCTTCCTGCGCACGTCAAGCGCGCCTGTGGACAAGACCCGGTGGAGTTCCTGCGGAAGCTGAGCACCCGGGAAGGCGTTGCCGAGCTGGCCGAGGCCGGCCTTCCCATCCGCGCAGTAGAGCCCCC